CATGTCCTGAGCGAAATTCTGGTTTCCACATCCATTGTGGACTAGACTCACCAAATTCTGTTGCCAATTTTTTGATTAACTGTTTTGAAAGAACAGAACCATTTTCTTGAATGAGTTTATTAAGAAACTCAATTTTTTTCACTTTATTCCACATTATATATTCTCCTATTAGGAAGTTTCACGAATCATCATTACTATTACATACTATCAAATTGTGGGCCACTTGTCAATGGCCCTAGCCAATTATTTTACGATATCGACAAATTTATTTAGCAATTGCCGACTTGTTTTTTTCTTAGATTGAAACTTAGAAAACTGTTTTGCAATTTTTGCTTTTGACATATCAGTATCTACAGCCAATTCATCTTGTTCATTCTGAGTACGCATATCAACTACATAGTAATCATCATATCCACAATCAGGTGCCGACAGATATCCTTGTTTCCGAGCGATTGAACGCTGTTTAGAAATATCACTACTCACAATCCAACCATCTTTATTACGGAACACATAATCCCGAATTGCATGATTTAGTTCATAGTTTCGATCTGCAATGAAGAAACCTACAGATTTTGCATCATGGATTTCTTTCATCATTGTCACAAGAAATTCAGTTGCATTCTGAGTAGTTTTATCTTGATCGCGCTTACCAGTTTTTAAAACAAAAGTTTTCTTTGAGCGCTCGTGTTTAATAACACTCAAACCTTCGCGGCGACTACTCCATCCAGAACCAACGCTGCGATTGTAGTTTGAACTACCACCTTCACTCCAATAATCAAGCGAGTCTCCAGCACTACCATCTGTCAAAACAATGAAATTCATTTTTTCAACATTGTGCTTTTTCTTGAATACATCAATTACTTTATCAAGAATAATCAAGCTGTGATTTAGTGGAGTTCCACCTAAAGTTAAATCAACATCATTAGTAGCACTGGTGCGGCAATAACCCCAAGCATTTTCCATCATCCAAGCAAGAAACAAATAATTGTTGCATGCTTTTTGGAATTCTGATTTTTTCATATTACTGGTTAACATATGATGCAAACGCACACCAGAACTAATAAATGTTTTTCCAGCAAGAAATGGATTATCCCGCTCTGCATACAAACGCTTTTCTCCATAACGACCATCTAGAGAAGTATTCTGGTCAGAGAAATTATAAACATCAAAAGGAATTCCTACACGCTGACAAAATGTTGCCAAAACAATAGTCTGGACTACAGTTTTGTAGATCATGCCATGCATAGAACCAGACCAATCTACCATCATAACCATACCATGATTTTTACCTTCAGGCGAAACAGATTTGCGCTTGAAGATATCATCATTTAATTTATAACTCCAGATTTTGCTAGTGTTTAAATTTCCAGATTTTGTCTCATAACTCTGAGCATATTCCTGAGCAGATTTTTTCATCTCGAATTCTTTTACAAGATATCCAATTGTATTGTTATGATCTGACAGCAGCTGTTTATACATATTATGTTTATCTGAAAAACCAGAAGATTTAATTGTTTCAATTGAACGAGTAATACGATCAATATCGATAACATAATCCTTTAAATCGATATCAGGAATACTGAAATAATTAATATCACTTGCATTCTGATCTACCATACTACTCATATTTTGAGACATACTACTATCAGTTTCAGAAGAAAATTCATCTACAGATGCTTGCGACTCAGTACCATCAGACGAACCAGCACCTTTCGAATCAGTAGGTCCACCAGAACCATTATCTTTTTCTTGGGCTTCTTCTTCACCATTTCCAGATGCATCAGAGTTTCCAGACTCATCAAGTTCATCAGAACCAGTATCACTAGAATCAGAAGATGTATCATCAGTTTCATCAGAAGATTCGTCAGAAGATTCATCTGATTGATTTTGGGAAGTGTTATCTCCAGTCTGATCGGTTTCTTCTTTTTCACCAGAACCATCTGATTTAGAATTACCAGAACCATCGGTTTCATTTTCTTCTGGATTTTGTTCTTTTTGTTCTTTTTTCATTTTCAAGAAGTTGAAAATTTCTTCTGAAACATCAGCAACTTCTGCAAATGTTTTTGTAGAAGCAACTTTATTGACAAGAACAATTTCTTCATCTGAGAAGATTTTTTTCATTTCAAAATCTGTCATAGAAGACTTGAAGAAAATATTGATACGATCAATAAATGCAAGGCCTGACAATTCTTTTCCTTGAATTCCAAAGAAATCTTTGTTCATCAGTTCTTGATATGCACGAAAGAAGGGGCCCCGAAGGCCAGGAAATTTATTCTTTACATCGCGTTCAATACGCGCATCCTCAACTACATTGATAAAATCTTTAGTAGAACGAGAACATGCCTCCTGTAAAACATCTGTATCAGATGGAGTATATAACGCATGTCCAACTTCATGACCCATGAAAAGGTCATAAAGGTCATCAGACATATCTTTCCAGATGGGAACCGCCAATATACGGTTCTTAATATCAAAATACGCAGTTTCGATATTTCTATGTTGGATTGTAATATCTTCTTCAGCCATCATTTTGGCAAGAAGACTTTTCGAATTCTTTGTATATAGTACATTAGTCATTCACACATTTCCTTATTAGGAATCATCATCATTTATACTTACATGCTACAGTAAAGAATCGGGTTTGTCAAGGGCTTTTCTATTTTTTTATAGCGATTGCGCCAATAAACATATGATTCTGCCAAAATGGTTGCACCTCTTCAAACCCTGCCTCAAACATCATATCTGCAATTTCATTCCAAGTGTTTGGCTTCAACATACTTCGAAGAGTCCTCTCTTTATCCATGATATCATCAGTAGAAAATGTTTTCCTCTTGTAGTCATAAAAGTTAAAAGTGAGCATATCTTGAAAGTTTGCATTCTGACATACAGTTTTCTCTGCAAAAATAAAAGCTCCACCCTCATTTAGTCCACTATGGATTCTTTGAATGGTATATCTTCGATCAATTTTAGACATAAACTGTAGAGTAAATATAGATGTGATTAATGAGGCATTTGTGAATTCGGTATCCCTAACATCCATGTGTCGAAAGTCTACGGCAGCCCAAGGATATTCGCTATTAATATGGGCATGTCTTTTTTGCATGTCCTCAGCAAATCCATCTGCAACCTCAACTCCAATATAGTTGGCTGCCCAGCAAAAATCTTGATTTGCCTCTAACATTCGTTGAGTCAATTTACCAGTTGAACAACCAATATCATATACATTGGTATTGTCTTCTACAAAATACCTAGACATAGAAATTACATCATCAAGTAAATCTCCATATCCTCTAATACTTTTATCAATATGTTCATCAAAACCTTCTTCACGATGTGCGAATGTAAAATCAGCCATTATTTAATCCTTTCAATACATTATTATATACAGATTCTGCAATTTGTTTCATCATTATTGGGGGAACCATACGACCAATCCGTTCTGCTTTTTGATTCCATTTTCCAGTAAGTTTAAAGTCATCTGGAAGTGACATAATACGCTTTAACTCGCCGAGGGTCAACTTTCTAGGTTCTGCCCAATGGAATGCACCGGCGGTAGTATCAGCACTCCCCATAGCGGTTAAGGTCGGTGCTGGAGCATATTGTGATACCCTTTTGAGGTTGAAGTGATGTCCTTTCGGATGATAGTCGCCTCCAGTCAGAACTTTTTCGGGATCGATGGGCATAATACTACCAGTCTGTTTCCAATATGCAGTATTAGAAAACTTTTCTGTTAGATATGAAACTTCATCTTCGTCATACTCCAAATCTATTAGTGCGTCTTTCAAAGGAATAGTTGTTAAACTAGGTTGGGGGAAAACAGTTTGAATTGTCATAAAATTTAAGCCAACTTGATCGGCGATGTCTTGTCTTACCCCAACAAATATACATCTGGTTCGAGTCTGAGATACTCCAAAATATCTACTATCTAATACTTGATATGAAACATTATAACCAATCTCTTCAAATTTATTTAAAATCTGATTAAGATAATTCTTTGCCTCTCCAACAGTCAATCCTTTTACATTTTCTGCAATAATTACTTTAGGGCGAATATCATCTGCAATACGCAAAAAATCAAAGAATAGGTCTTCAATATTTTCTACAATCTTTCCATCTGAATATTTTTTAGTCTGCCCCCAGCCATCAGAATGTTTACCGCTTTCTTTGCGTGTCATTACATTACCATCAAAATCAAGATATTCCGTTTCAATGCTGTTGTGAGATAGTTTCCCTGCAACAGAAAATGCAGAGCATGGTGGCGAACCATCCAGAATATCTATCTCCCCGACTTTTACTCCAGCTGCATCCAAGAAATGTTGCCCAGTCAATTCTTTAATATCGCCAGGCAGAATAGGTGTCTCTGGATAGTTTTCTTTATAGGTATTACATGCCTCTTCTACAAACTCATTTACTGCAAGAACTTTACCACCAGCAAGACGATAGCCAGTGGAAGATCCACCACCACCGGCAAAAGTTGAAATCACTTTAAATTTGTTCTGTTCAGATGCATCATATACATCTTGTAAATTGTATGGTTTGTAAATCATCTTAAAAATTCCTCTAATGTTGGTGTACTATTTAGCACATACCAATCGCGGCAAATATCCATAACTCTTGTCCTATTTCTAAAATTAATCTCATTGTTATCGATTAATGATTCGAATAGCTCTATTATACCAGAATTTATCTGTAAGTTCAAGTGTTTTTTTACATTTCCTATTAATTTAAATTGTTCGAAAGCGTTTCGAACATGGTGTTTCTCAGAGGGTTTGTTCAATTGCTCCCAAGTATGCATATAGAAGAATGCCTTTACAGATTGATCTAGATATGGAACAATAAGTTTTTTATCATGTTGCATAGAAACTGCTTTATGCCAAGGATAATTCGCACATTTGTCTGGACGAAAATAATCTTCTCTAAATTCATCAAACAACTCTTGAGTATGACGATAATGCATCATCGCTTTTTTAGAAATTCCATAATATCCATCTGCTGCCCAACCAGAAAGAACTTCTGTTTGTTCTATTTCTGGATAGACATATAAAAATGGGTATGTGCATTCATATGCAGTCTTCTTTTTACAGCCAAGTTGTGATAGTTTTTTAAAATCTGATATGAGATTTTTTGTCGGAATAGTTACTCCAGTAAATTTCCAACCAAATATTTCTGATACTTCTTTTGCCTTTTGAAAATCATAAGAAACATGAGTATCTAAATGAAAACTATATGCATGAATTTTTTTACCCACATCAGATGCAGCAAATGCCACTGAGAGGGAGTCAACACCCCCACTCAGCAGCACAGCAACTTCATTATCTTTTGATCGTCTTTCGACAACTTCACATAATATATTTTTTATCATATGCTTTCTTTGATAATATTGCCGTTAACATCTACGAGGCCTCTTTCTTTTGGAAGGCCGCCCTGTTCTAGATCTTCTGTTGTGATCTGCGCGAGGAATCCTTTAAATTCAACCATATCATGATACTTTTCTTCTAAAAACCTACAGACAACATCATCAATTGTTTTTTGCAAACTATCTAGATAGCTTTTTCGAGCCTTTTTGATTACTTCCTCGTCCAAATCTGTATGTTCAATATATCCAGTGATTTGAATTTTCTTACCATAGTCATCAAACTTTTCTGCCCAAGATATAACTTCTTTTTTAAGATCACCAGATTTATAAACCCAACCAACATTTCCCCAAGCAGGACTAGAAATATCTTTGACATATCCACTAGTAGGAAGTCCAAGGTTTCTGGCAGCTGCGTTTGCATCTACTTTATTATAAGCATTAATACCAATATGTTTACTATTAGATTTTCTGAATTTCTTTAGAAGTTTTTCTGTCTGCGAATCATCTAATTGTCCATTAGACATATCAAACAATGCGTTTCTAACTGCATCATCATCAGTACTGTCAAAAGAATTGTTGCTTTTCATTTCAACCAATCCTTTGATAAAGGTTCCTTCTGTGTTGGGCTTTCCTTGTGCGATATGGTCTTTGGTCGCATTTAATCTTCTTTTCCATACTGCTTTCCAATATGGACTTTCAAATTCAACTACATCCCAAAAGTATGTATCAACTCCCAAATCTTCAAATCCATACTTTCTACCAAATCCAGAAATCAACTCTTCTATTTTATCTGGACAAAGTTCTGCGACCATAACTTCTCTATCATAAAGAACGCCATTCACTCTAAAGGAATGGGAAATGTTTCTTTGTTCATATTCGAGATTCTTTTCTCGTGGCTGTAATGAAATCCCATTAGAGTCCACGACTCTAAGTTCTGAAAGTTTTCCAACTTTCCTCTCAATAAACTTGATACCTTTACCGTATTTTGGGGGATTTGCTTTTAGACTTCTATTTATATCGAATTGTAATTGCATGGTTATACTCCTTTTTGCAATAATGTTAGTATATCTTCATACCCAATATACTAATGCTATTTATCAATATACACTATTTTCCATAGTTAGTCAATAGTTTTTTTCAATTTTTTTCAATTTGGCTAAAGTTTTTTACTTTTTCAAATTTTATCGTTTCGTTGAACTTGTCAAACAGGATATCCCCCTTATGTGAAATCACAAAGACATTGTTGCCGCCTAGTGTGTTCAACAACTTCAAAAACTCATCTGTACCTGTCGCATCCAAAGAACTATCAAACACCTCATCAAGAATCAGTAGGTTGGTGTTGACGCTGTTCTTCATTCGCGCAATCTCTCTCCATGTAAACAGCAATGCAAGATCGACACGCATCTTCTCGCCTTCGGAAAATGATGAGTAAGTAAATCCTTCGCGCCCTCTAGATTTTATGTTCTCTTGAAAACGCTCATCCATGGTGAAGTTCACATAAAAATCCATTTCCTGTAGATACTTGTTAATTAGTTTATTCATGATCGGTAGATAGTATTTAATGATAGAAGTTTTTACTCCTGTATCCTTCAAAAACTGAGAGGCAACCACATAATAATTTTTGGTGTCTGTGAGCTCTTTTCGTTCAGCATCTAGTCTAGACATCTCTTTACGAGCAGTATTCAATTCTTTTTCTAGTTTCGAGACACTTTTATTGTTAGATTCTGCATCTTCCATCTCCGTTTCAATCTCTTCAATACTCTTCTGAAGGAATTCAAACTTATTTGTGTTATTATTCATAACATTTCGTAAATTTAAAATGGAAGTTTTGGTTTCTTCAATTTTAGAAATACTTTCGTTCACACCATCTAATTCTACAGATAATTGTTTTACTGCTTCTTGAATTTCATTCTTTTTGACATCTTTTTCTTCAACGATACAGTGTTTGTGATCTGAGCCTATATTCTGTTGACAGGATGGACACACATCATTATTTGTGAACCAATCAATATCATTGTCAATTTTATCGATATTATTAGATAATTTGTTTTCTAACTTTTCAAACTTTTTTCGTTTTGCAACAAGCTTGCTTTCATCTACAATAGTCTCTAACAATTCATCCAATTCAGTTTGTAACTTTTTATTAGAATCTAGATAACCAGACTGTTCTGCTTTCTTTTCTTTAATTTTTTTCTTAAAGGTATTGATAGCAGTGTTTTTGGTAGATTTTGCCTCTTCAATACTTCTTTCTTGCAATTCTATTTTATAGTCTTGCACTTCTCTATTCTTTTCATTGTCAGACATTGATTCTTTCATCATTGCCATCTTGGCCTTTAGAATCTCATTCATCGATGAAAAGATTTTAATATCTAAAATATCTTCAATAATATCTCTTCGATCATTTGCAGATAGTTGCATGAATGGAACAAATGTAGCACTACCTAATATTACTGTCTGAGTGAAGGATTTGTAATTCAGTTTGAGAATAGTCTCTTCTAGATATAGTTGACTATCTCTAATCTTAGAGTCTTGATCCAACATCTTACCATCTACCCATATCTCAAAAATATTTGGTTTGATTCCACGGCGGACAAGATAGTTCTTTTTACCAATAGAAAAAGTAATTTCAATTACTGTATCTTTACTGTTGATAGAGTTGACTAGCTGAGGTTTGTTAATCTTTCTAAAAGATTTTCCAAAAAGTCCAAATGTCAATGCATCTAATATTGTAGATTTACCAGCGCCATTCTCACCTACAATCAATGTAGATGATGATTTGTTAAGTTGCACTTCTGTAAAGTAGTTACCAGTGGAAAGAAAATTCTTCCACTTGATTGTCTGAAATTCTATCATTATTCACCTCGCATAGCAGAGACATACAGGTCTTGCATAATGCTTTTCAATTTATTTTTGTCTACATCAATTTCATAATTGTCGATGTAACTAGTAAGTAAAGACATAGTATCCTTTGTAGTATCCACATCACTTTGTTCTTCAAACTCAAAATCAGTTTCATCCACAATAGACAAATCTGCCACACCTGCCTTATATAAAGAATCCACAAACACATCAAACTTATACTGATCTGATTTATTTGTAACGACAACTTTAATGTATTTGTTAGCAAATGAGGAAAGTTTATAATCTCTAGTTTCGTCATAAAAGATTTTATGAAACAATTGATGAGGATTCTTGATAAAATCTAGTTCTAAAGTTTCTGTATCTAAAATATGAAATCCTTTGGCATCATTACAGTCATTCCAATACATTTCATATGGAGAACCCAAATAATGAATATTACCTTGATTTGATTTTGTATGAAAATGGCCAGAACAAGTTAAATCAAACTTCTTAAATAATTTAATATCCATACCAGCTTCACATTTGATACCACGCATCATTTCAAATCCATTCAACTCTAGATGTCCTAGAGCAACAGTTGCTTTTGTTTTTTTCAGATGTTTGGTAGTTTGATTCAAATTATCAGAATTTATCCAAGGAACAAGACACACATCAATCCCACCAATATTAATAGTAGTGGTTTCTTTATAAACCTTGAAATCATTGCCGAAAAGCTGTTCCATAGAGTTAATACGGTTTGTGTTCTTATAATACACATCATGATTACCAACAATAAAATGAGTGTCATATTTACGCATCTTTTCTATAAAGCCAATCTTCAATCCATCCAAAATATTATAGTTGATAAACTTTCGTCTATCAGTAACATCTCCAAGATGAATGACGGTGGTGATTTCATTTTCTTCTAGATATGGAAAAAAGATATTATCATAGAATTTCATAAAATACTCATGAAATAAAGCAGAGTCTCCCCTTGCCCCAAAATGAGTGTCAGTTATCAGGGCAATTTTCATGAAGTTTCCTTATTATCTCTTTTCTCTTTTGCTTTCTCTTTTTTCTTTCGTTGAGTCTCTTCAAAATCTGCAAGAAAATCATCCATATTACTCTGCAAAAATTCCATAAAATTATTCTTTACAGGAGTGCCATTGGGGCCCTGCATGATTTCGTCAATTAGTTCTTGATTCTCCAATGCTTTATACTTTACATAAGTCTGCTTCTTCTCTTTCTGTATCCTTCGAATGAATGCATAATAGATGATCTGCGTAAAATATGCAAATGGATTTTTAGATTTCTCTGGGTTAAAATTATCAATGTATAGAAGACAGTTTTCGATGCCATCTGATATCATTTCTTCTTTATATGTATAGTTGATAAAATTGGGTTTATATGAGAGATGTTGTGCAATCTTCATGATACACTCCCCTATGTAGTTAGGTACTCTAGGTCGTTCTGTATCTGATGCTTTCGCAGACTCTACTGACTCTTTATATTTGGTCATCTCTACTAACAACTTTTTGTTGTCTACATAGTGATTTCTTGTTGGTTTCTTGGCCATATTAATTCCTCAATTCAATTACATAGATAATATCACAAAAATATTTGTCTGTCAATACAAAATAATTATTTTTTCTTATTGACAATGTGCGAATCTTTTGTTACAATGGGTATGTGGACCCTTAATGATATACTTTATTATTACCTAACATCTTCATCATGTCTTCGATAGAGTACTCTTCGTCTTCTTCTATGTCTGTTGCAGCTGGAGCAGCTGTCTGATTGATTTCTTCTGCGCCGCCTTCGAGCAGAGCCTCTCTTCTTTTCAATATCATCTCGTAGTGATCTATAATATCAGAAGCGGGAGTGCTGATTGTCAAGACATTGAATGCTTCAATCTCAACAAAACTATCTGAACTGTATTGCAACCAATCTATTAGCGTAGAATTAAAATCTCCAGTACTTGGATTCATAAACGATTTAATTTCAAAGGGGTCGTGCAATACTACTTTATTTTTATCTTTTTCATTCGCATAGGCTTTACATATGATAACTTCTTTTGTTGTAAGTCTTAAAAGTTTAAAGTCGTTCATGTATTTTCCTAACCGTAAAGTTTGAGTTCATTAATTTTAAAAGAAAATTTTTCTTCATTGTAAATATTTATGCGTTCATAAAAATGTCGTATAGCGAAATTCATATAATTCTTATGTCTCATATCATCAGCGATATCATACAAGACAGCTGAAGTTTTGTTATTTCCCTTTCTCAATCCTCTACCAATAGATTGTAAATTTCTTATTCTACTTTTAGAAGGAGAAGTGAACACAACGTTATGTAAGTTCCTTATATTTATGCCTGTAGAAAAGGTTCCATATGAAGCGACAATAATTGCGTTGTCTTCTGTTTCAGTTGTGGCGCGGATAGCTTCTCTGGTTTCTGTGTCAACTCCACCAGATACAAAGAAAACTTTTCTGCCTTCTTGGGCATGATCTGATATTAACTTATGTAATGGAATTCCATGTTTCTCTACAAAATTGTAAAGTACTAGTGTATTACCTTTTAAGTCTAATGTCAAGTTCTTAATAAATTCATTTCTCCGTGGATTTGTGACAATATATTCTACCTCATCGGCATATTTCATTTTTTTAACTTCTTTGCAAGTTTCTTTAGAATATTTCAAAACTAAACATTGAATTTTAAAATCGGCAAGAGTTTTATTGTCAATCAACTTTCTAGTGGATGTGACTTGTTTTGCTTCACCAAACATTCCTGTCAATACAAGCTTATGTGTCTTGGTTCCATCTAATGTTCCAGTTGTTCCGAATCTAAATCTACAGTCAGTCAATCTGTCCATAATTTTATTGAGAGAGTTTGCCTTAAATAAATGACACTCATCTCCAATAACCACTCCAAACTGATCCCAATATTCTCTTGGCATTTTGTATATAGACTGCCATGTAGAAATAATAACTTTTTTATCTGAATGTTTATCTTGTCCGGCAAAAATCTTATGACAGTATTTTTCTACATTCCATCCATAATCTTTGAAATCTCCATACATCTGTGCAACTAGTGATGTGGTTGGAACGATTATTAATATCTTTTTATCTTTGACTTCGGGGTGCATATTGTAAAAACGAACTAGTGTATATATGATCAGCGATTTCCCTGATGCTGTCGGGGATAACAAAAGCGTTCTGTTCTTTTTGATCGCGTGATATATTGCGTCGAGTTGATAATCCCGATATGCAATAGGAGCCCCTTGACTGTGCGGTTTTATAAACT